CTTTGCTTGCCACCAGAACGGAACAAAGCAAGAAGCCTAACGGTGCGCCTAAAAAGTACCCTAAAACTAATAATTGCCAGCCTGCCATATTAATTCTCCTTCCTTTCACCGTAGCTGCAAAAGTCGTCGTCACAAATTTCCATTCCAGACGCAGGACAAATCAAAAAACCGCCAATGACCTCTGCACTTGCTTTGCATACACAATCCTTACACCTAACTACGGGGACAGCGTCTGTATTTCGATGAAGTTCCTCCACCGCCTGATCTCTTTCACGCCTTAGTTGTTTGTTTTCGGCTTCCAGTTCTTTAATATAATCTTGTGGGTCTTTTGGAATTTCCTCGTTAAGCCACTTTACATTAGCTTGAAAGCAATCCTGCGAATATCGGTGCCAACTTCCGTCTAATGCGTAATAATTCCTATTTTCGTCATCGAAGCAGGCGTCAGACGGCCTAAAAATCATAAATTCTGCCGCAATTTGTTCCGGGGTCATATTTTTGAGCTTTTCAAAATTTGTCATAACTGATCCTCCTCAGGCGGTTCTGGAAGCGGGCGCCAGTAGGCAACTCCACTGATTTCGTAGTATCCACATTCTGAATCAAGATCATAAAAACCACCGCGATGCTCATTGTAAAAATCCCAATCATCAACTGAATTTAAATCAGAGGCATAAGATAACACATCTATACACCAGCCAAGCCCTAAAGATGAAAAACAGCACAAATATTTACCATCTTCCGGCAACCTGTCCTCAACACTGATCCAGTTGTTCGGCTGGGTTAGGGTGGGCAATGTCTGTGCATACTCCAGAACAGATTCCACACCGAATAGGAAATGAGGGTCAGCATTTTTCTCATCGTAATGTTCGCTCCCGCGTCTGAGTGGATATTGCAAGAGTTCATCTAAATCAATCAGTCTCTTCATCTTTCAGCGCCTCCAATCTCTTTATAAGTGTATCCGCAACATTATCCGTTAACGGTTTTCCGCACACTGGGCAAAACTCAGCATTTGTCCAAACTACTTCGTCTCCAACAACAACCGAAAAACCACGGTCGTCTAAAAGAGAGCACTCCCAATTTTCTGGCTTTTTTCCTTCGTTGTTGCACCAAGAACAGCCTTTCCACACTTTCTCAACCTGTTCCCGACTGACGGGGTATAGAGCGGCAATAGCAATATCAAGAGCTTCATGCAATTCGATATCTGACTTCCTGCCTTCAATGGTTGTTATAGGGATAAGCAAATCCCACCATGCACCATTTTCAAGAACTTCAATCGCTTTTTCCTTTGTCATTGCTTAGTCCTCCAAATCCATCTTAGCGCCGCAGTTGGGGCAGTAGTTGGATTTTGTCATAATTCCTCTTGTGCCTACTGTATACTTTCCGCAAGCAGAACACTCAAGCACCGGGACAATATCATTCCATATATTTTCTTTCTGTACTTCTATCCACTTCCCATGCTTCACCTCTGCCACGTCGGCGGCGGGTAGCAGTTCAATCATTTTTGCCACATTATCAAAACACACGCTGTATTCACTTAATCTGCCCATTTCTGCTTTTGCTCTCAAAATTCTAACCAGTGCCGCTTTTTCTAGGTACTCAGTCATTGTCAATCCTCCTCGTCATCTGGGTATTCCGGCATAGCCGTCCAATGGGTCACTTCTCCCGGTTCTCTTTTGAAGGGAAAGGTTTTTCTCCTGGCATTCTGCACAGTACGCTGACAAACGGTTTAGGGGTTATTCTGTTAACATTTATCCAGTCCATTGTCAATCCTCCTGTTTAGCTTTATAAGGGCAAGCATAAGAAAATGGTTTCCACGGTTGTATGGTTATTTCTGTCCTGTTAGGCTCATATGATATGGTTATTTCGCATTTTTCTTTGGTCGCTTTTTCAATTAGTGCGTTAAAATCAATATTTTCAAACATTATAAACCCTCCTGTTCCAAGCGAACATTTAATCTGTGTGTTTTCTTGAATTTTTGAACTTCCACCAAGTCCTCACAATCGTGAAGAATCATCATTTGTTCCAACATGATTTGAACGTCTGCGATCTCTTCGGCAATAGCTTCACGGTTATCTTTGCCCCTGGCGCGCTTACAAAGCTCCTTTTGCAGTTCTGACATTTCCTCAAAAACCATAAGTGTTTGAGCTTCAGCACCCCATTTATTCAGAGCTTCGCAATATATTTTGTGTGGCTTTAATTCAGTCATGGTTTATTCCCTCCAACGCTTTCTCAATTCTGGAAGCGAGATTGTCCAATACAGCCTCCAACTGCTCAGCAGTTTCTGCGCAGTAATCATCAGACGCCATTTCCCTTGCCGTGTAGGCCGATAGAGCGGCTTTTAGGGAAGAGTAGTATCCTGTTATTCTTTCAACCGTTTTGCCTAAATTCGGACTTGAACGCTTTGAAATAATATGGCGCTCATATAGGGCGACAGTACCATTTTTCAAGGTGCAGATCCGGTAATCTCCCAAGGTTAGGTTAATCATTACTTTTGTCCTCCGTTCCCGTCTGTGACTTCAAATCTAAGCTTCATCTGTGCGGGACATAAGTCCACGCTTGGACGGCGCTTTCCGGTCCATCGAAGCCCTCCAGCCCTGCCTACACATTTCCAGCCGGCAGCCCTCAGGCTTGCCCCGTTCTCACTTTCTAATATGTAAGTGACAAGCTTATGGTAGCCCATAGCCCTGGCCGCTCTCCAGGCCGCCGCATAAAGCATGCTGCAAGCGTTGCGTGTGCCGTCTGTGCAAAGCCGGTTAACCTCCAAGGTCCAGCTGTCGTCAAGATAACGGCTGACGGGCCTTCCTACAATGGCAACGCCCACAATTTTTTCTCCGTCGGTGCAGCCAATAGAAAATTTGTGCCCTGTGACAGGCTTATGGTGTCGGTGATGCTGCTCTACAAAAGCATTGGCCTCCTTTAAGCTTATCGGGCCTGCCTCAAGTCAATACAGGTGATTTCAAAAAACATATCCGCGTCAAATTCAGGCAGGGAAGCGACATATTCGACTGCTTCTCTTGGCATATCCCTCCACGCCTCTTGTCGTGCAATTTCTTCTGCGTTTTTGATAGGCGTAAGCTTCCAATCTGAACCGTTTTTAAGATATAGGGTCTTTATATTATTGAAATTCGGTTCCCATATTCCCAGCTTTTCATATAAATTATTTTTCACTTCAAGGTATCTGCCCTCTGAAACCTCTTTTCCAAATATCAGATATACTCTTTTTTTGTTTGCCAAAAATAAAGCGCAGTCTACCCCATATGAATTTAATATTCCGAAAGACCTGTTCACGCCGAAAGACCCATTCACGCCGTTAGACCTGTTCACGCCGTTAGACCTGTTCACGCCATTAGACCTGTTCACGCCGAAAGACCCATTCACGCCGTCAGACATGTTCACGCCGAAAGACCTGTTCACGCCGTTAGACGTGTTCACGCCGTTAGACGTGTTCACGCCGTTAGACCCATTCACGCCGTCAGACATGTTCACGCCGCTAGACCTGTTCACGCCGCTAGATATGTTCACGCCGTCAGACCTGTTCACGCCGCAAAGCTTATATAATCTTTTATCCTGTTGGATATTGTTATAAAACCACCACACAAAACTGGTATCGCATTTTTTCACCCTTGCGACGGTTTCTTCGTTAAGTTCACAGCCTTCCGGGAAATTTTGTTTAAACCAATTCAAGCCATTAGAACACGCGCCTTTTTCTTTCAGTAATTCGTAAGTAATATACATTTTTAAAATTCCTTTCTCACGCCTGTTTGCGGCGGGGTTAAATTTTACCGTCCAAAATCTCAATGAGCCTCCTGCACACAGGACAGCCGCTCTGCTCCACCTTCTTAAACCAGCCTGCCAGCGCTGTACGGATTTGATCGACGTATTGGTGAAGCTTCAGGTCGTCCTTCTCTTTTTTCCGCGCGTCCTCGTACTCTCTCCTGAGGGCTTCTTTTTCCTCAGCGGCTTCGTCCTTGGAAAAAGCACCGCGCCGGTAAGCATGATACAGCCAAGCAAGCCCACGGTATGCAACTCGCTCTAAAGGAAGCGCGGAACGGGGAAGAGGCTTCCCGTTTCCGGCGAGGGCGCAAAGCTCATCAAAGGTCATGGCTGATCTCCTCGATGGTTACCTTTACGCAGGGATCCTCCGTGTACCGCTTGATAACCGTTAAATCGGCGATCTGAGCGTCGTCGTCATAAGCGATCCCGTTTAAAGCGTCCGCAACCACTTTCGCGATATTATCGGAATCAGGCTTTTTTGTAGGGAGAAGGTCTCCGCTTAACGCCGCGATCCTGTCTTTGTTGGAAAATGATTTGGGAACCTGAAATCCTGCGTAAATCTCCATCTTCAACGCTGGCTTTTGTTTTCCCTGAGTTCTGATTTTACCCAGGGCCCCATACCGTTGCAGAAATGAAGTTTTAATCAGATTTTCGTACAGCACTGTGTTTTCCGGCGTGTAGCTGTGCCCGGTTTTGCATGTCCTGGCCCTGGCTTTTCCCTGCGGCTTGCCAGGGATATAGAGCGTAACCAAGCTGTTCCCTCCTTTGTTATTTCAGCCTGTAATTTTTATGTGGGTCTTTGGCAATATCCCAGTGATATTCTTTCGTTCTCTGGTAAATCCTGCTTCCCACCGCCTCGTCAAAAAATAGAATTTGATCGACAGTCAATTCACTGGACAGAATCGTCACCAGGTTGTTATTATACCGGTAATTAATGAGTTCAAAAGCTACGTTGATATCGCCTTGTGTGGGGGCTTTTTTCCTGCCTGTCTCATCGTTCCCTGTGCGAAAAAAATCGTCTATGTAAAGCACAGGAACGGTTTTCAAGGGTTTAATCAGGTTTGAATATGCCGCGTCATCATTGACGACGGCTTTCAGTTTCAACGCCTCGTCCCGCCACAGCATATATTTTGCGCTGATTCCACGCTTTAAGAATTCACCTACCATAGCCGTACACAAATGCGTCTTCCCAGCCCCAACCTGGCCGCCGATAAAAAACCATTTCCGGTCGTGATCCTCCAGGAATTTCAAAGCGCTGTTTTTGACAGCCTCCTGCCAGGGGGATTCCGTCTGAAACTTATCGAAGGTATATTCGTTCAATAGGTCACCCAGGCCGCTTTGCCGGATTCTCCTTAAACTATCCCGAAGCTTCATACACTCACAGGGTTTCGCAAATTCGTATCCGTCCTTAAGATAATGTATCACGCCTTTGTTTTTACAGATGGGGCAGTCATACCCAGTTAGGGTTCCTTTAACTTCGTTCATGATCTGAATGCGCCGTTCCTGGATATCCTCAAATGTAATTTCCGTATTTCTGTTTTGAAGCTTCCGCCGTACCTCCGTGGGGGCTTTCCTGAGCAGACTTTCCAGCATGATTTTCTCCCCTTTCATCTCTGGATTCCCATGCTATAAGCTTTTGTTTCCAGTTTTTAACTGAATTCCCATTATTATCTTTCCAGCCGCCCGCTTCGTAATAATCAAAAAAGCGTCTGGGGTCTACACTGCTGTTCCGCTCCTTGCAGTATGACTCCACCTCTTCAAAAGAAGGGGGAGAAAAGGATTTTTTCTTTTTACTTTCTTTTTTTACTTCTCCTTTGTCTTTTTCTTTGTCTTTTTCTTTTTCTTGGGGGGCGTTTGGTACCGTTCGGCGGCGTTCGGTACCGTTTGCCATTGCTCCATTTTCACGGTTTTTCCTGCATTTGGCTTCATACTTTGCGTTATCACGGTCAATTTGATCTGCAAACACGTCAAATAAGATTTCTTCCCTGCCCTGAAGATTGATAAGCTGTTCTCCTGCGCTGTATGATAATAGCGCCCTAAAAAGCCTCCCGCACTCTGCGTCAGAGAGTTTTCTCATGGCATTCAAATAGCTGTGATAGGCACAAAAAAACTCACGCGCCATTTATTCACCGCCTTGAATATCGGTTTTGCCTGATGCCTGTTTATGTATCCTGCGGTAATGCGCTCTTACCGAAATTAAATCTTCTCCTTTTGACTTGGCTACGAAAAAACGAAGAGGTTCGACATTTAAAGCCTCTGTTCTGCGACGGTTATCGCTCTCTTTAAGGAATCTCTCGATTTCGTCAGGATCGTCGCTTCTCCAATAGCCCTTAGCACTGCTGGAGGATAAAATCCGTTCGCCGTTTCTCATAAGCCGCTTGATTTCGTCCCTTACCTTTCTATCGTCCCAGCCGGTAAACTTGGACAAATCTTCCCGGCTTATGGCGTTTTCTTTTCCATAAGGGATTAGGTTTAATAGCTCCACGTTCCCACCGCCTTTCTTTTGGTTAGTTAAAAGGGAAGTCGTCATCCGAAATTATTTCTTCAAAGTCATCGTTTCTCGGAATAGTTACAATAGGATCATTACTCTTATCTTTTTTGGATTCCGCGAAATGTACGCTTTCCGCGACTACCTCAAAAGCTTTCCGATTGTTGCCGTCCTTATCCGTGTAGCTGCGTGTTTGAATGGAACCTTGCACCGCTGCCAATTGACCCTTATGAAAATACTTGCAGACAAATTCAGCGGTTTGCCGCCATACCACTACGTCGATGAAATCCACCTGGCGGTCTGTGCCTGATTTTACATAAGACCGTTCTACCGCAAGGCTGAAGCTGGTAACTGCTGTGTCGTTAGGTGTGTACCTCAGTTCTGGGTCTGAGGTTAACCGTCCCATTAAAATCACTGTATTTAACATGTTAATCCTCCAAATAATTTCTTCCGAACTCCCGGATAAAGTCCTCTGTGTCCCATTGATAGGCTTCCATTGCCTTCATTTGGGCGATCCGCTTTATGTGCAGATCGGATTCCCGGTTTTTATGTACGCTGCTACTTCCCTCCTGGTGGCACCGGTAATGGCAGAGGGAAACCCATAAGCCTAAACGCTTTGACTTGTCCCGGAATGGGCCGCCAAACGCCTCGTGGCGGTTGAGAGGGTCATAATACCCATTGGCATAGCAGATAAAGCAGCTTTCATCGGCTTCGTCCTGTATGATGCTTGGCGCGTAGCCGTTCCGGTCAAGCTTTGCTCCATATTCGTTAACCATTACGCGATCCCCTTTTGATGGTCGTCCCATCTTGCTTTCATTAAAGCCAGTTCATCGGGAGTAAGTGTTTCAATCCCCTGCTCCTTGCAGTCAAAAACCACCAAATCAATGAGATTTGACATTTGCCGAGAATCGTAGGTTGAAGAACCATAATAGGCCGCAAGCGTGGTATATCCGGTCGCGGCTTCCTCCAGTTCTTCACATAAAAAGCCAAGACCGTGAGATTCCCAGGCCTGAATAAATCTTTCCTTTGCCTCGTTTTTGATTGGAATCGTCTCAAAATTATCTCCGATTTCCTTGACGTACTGCCGATATATTTCATGGCTCGGAATGCCAAGAGCGGAAGCGAGTTTCCCGCACAGCGTCCAAAAATACGCGTTCGCGCTTAGTGACCGCTTTTTCCGCTTTTCTTTCAGGTCTGCGGTATAAAGCTTGTCTCTCATCGAGGAAACAAACCTTCTGGCGTTGAAGCTGGACTTCACGCGAAGGCAAAGCCACACGCCGCCGTCTTTCAGCTCTATACCGGCCCGGTCAAAATCAAGCTCCATTTTCAGCCTCCGGTACAGTCGGCCTTTTCTCTAATTTGTGTGCAATAAAGGTAAATTGTTCGATCGTGATGGAGTTTAAATCTTTCGGCGGGTGGTCGGGAAATTTTTGCGATAAGTATTCCAGCATGCCGGCTGCATTCCAGCCTGTTCTATGCAGTTCGCTGAGAAGCGTGGCTTTTTTAATATCGTCGATGTAATCCTTCGGCGTGGAAGATTCATTCCCTTTATTTTCAGACGGATTCGTTTCCGTACTATCTTCCGGTAAATCTTCTCCGGCGTAGATATACAAGCCGAGCCCATGACGCGCGAGGGCTTTTGTCAGGCTTCTTTGGATCGCCTTGTTTACATCAAAGGAAGTGACTTCTGCTAACGGCAAAGATTTATTTTTAAAATCCATCACCGGAAGATATTCAATATGTTCCAGGCCGTTAATGGTTACCCCGGTCTTTACCCAGCATGTTTTTCCGTCGGTGTGATAATTAAGGCCGTCCGCGTTTTCATAAATCGTATATGTGGTATCAGGGAAAAGCTTTTTGACCTCTCCCCAAGCCCATGCCCATGAAAGATAGGTGAGATTCCCTTTCTTTTCGGTCTTATCATTGACATTTATAGAATTTAGTTTCTTGAAATAATTCTCCATAAAATCCTCCTAAATTCCTCCGAATCTTCAAATTCGCTTTGATTGGTTTCCGGTTCCTTGTTATCGGTATCGTACAGGTACTCAAATTCCGCGCGGGTGAGGCCATTATCATTGCTTCTGTTCATTTTTCAGCCTCTCACATTCCCGGAACCAATAGTCTCCGGCTATCTTTTGGTTTTCGACTTCTTTTTCCAGTTCCAAACATCTTTTCATTAGACAGATCATTAACTCTTTATCGTCCATTTGACAAACCTCCTGTTTTGGTTTAATATGTGATTAGGATATTTTCGTTTGCCGCCCTTCGTGATGCCAGTCGCGAGGGCGGCTTTTCTTTTGTCTGTGCCAGGCCGCGCGCCTGTCGGCGCTTTCCTTGCCCTCTATTTCACAATCTGCCTTTTTCATTTCTATGTATTCGTCCGGCGTGATCGTGAAGTAAAATGGAATCTTCCGGCCTCTCTGCCTTTTGACTATCTCCAACCTTTTGACCTCCCTGGTAGATGATCTTTTTTAAACTGCTTGTAGACCTGTTCTGAGCGCTGATCCCTGGCTGTTTGGCAACCTCTGCGTTTTGCTTGTTCCGCTTAGGTAAAAGCTTCTTTCCTGGCCCTCCAAGCGGTGAAAGGTTTGCATTGATCTATTCTGTGGCAAAACGGCGTTCGTTTCGTACAGCCAAAGCACGGAGAGGTTTCAATGAATCTGCTGATAATGACCTGTTGCATACCGGCTCCTTTTCTTCTTTAAAGCGTTCCTCAGCTTCCGGTTCCGGTACCGCTCGCCGATATATGCCGCTGTGAATACGGCGCTCCATACCGCCAGAACGATAAACGCCACCGTCATTTCTGTGCTCATGTGCTTGTCCTCCTTTATGGTTTTACGCCTCTTTAAGAGATTTACGCCATGCAATGCACCGACCCATTTTTGCGCCGTCGGATTTTCTCTGAAAATATGGGTTATGGTAAAATCCGCTTTTGTCATAGGTATAAATCGCATAGCAAATACAAGGCTGGCCGTCCATATCCTCATAGAGAAGTTCAATCTCCTCATCAAAAAACTCACATGGCATTTTTGCACCTATCCAAATGATGTTCCAGCCGTCCCGATCCACTATTTTCCGAACTCTTTCTATGTCGTCTGCGTTCATGTGCTTGTCCTCCTTTTGGCCTCCTGCGGGGGTTAGCCGCAGAGAATTGCATTATAAGCCTTTGCGTTCTTTCTCTAATTGGGCTGTTCGCATTTTTTCCATGCGATGGTTAAGTAATAGACGGAAAAAAGATTCGGTTTCCGGACACAAATAGACAGGGTGTCCGTTTTCCCCGTCAAATTCTTCATTACTGAGGATTCTTCCATCTGCCATTTTGTTCCAGCCTACGATTTCGTCAATACTAGTCACCATCGTACTTTTTCTCGCCATATTGATACACCTCCTTGTAATTGGTATGTTTTTGTCGGATTGTCCTATACATGTTTGTCGGTATGATAGATTTCTTTAAACGCCTTATTAACGGTTTCTGTTATACTTTCAGCTACACCGTTCCGAATCTCAGTGTCATTTCTAACCGGATTGGTTTTACGGTGTATTTCTTTCCCGTTGGGGTATGCTATAATTTCTGTTTGCTCCTCTTGTAACATAGCCATAAGGCAAGCTATTTCTTTTGGCTCGGCCTTGATTGTGATTTCCATGTCCTCACCCCGCTTTCTTATCTTCAACACAAGATCTTACTCAGATTTTGGAAAATAACGGATTGCTGGTAAATAATATCAATGATAAAATCACGAAAACTATTAAATCTATAGGACAACAATAAAACAGTGACTGTGAGAGTGTTGACCAAAATGCATAATATAAAAGTCAAGAATTCCAAATGCTCGATTTGCTCCTGTTGTGTCCCAATAGGAGCTTTTCTTTTGCTTGCCCGCATTTCCTCACCCCGCTTCCTTTTCGTTAATCTGATTGCTTACTTTTTAACTACGTGATAGAATATTGCTGGAAAGGAGGAATACTAAATGGAAAATAAAGCGTTACCATTCCCTGATGTAAAAACCGCTATAACTGTGAAAGACAAAAATTTCACCTTAGAAGTAATCGCATACCGTATGCTTACAGAAGAAGAAGGAAGAAAAATGCTTGACGTTTGGTTGAAAGATAATCAACTTAATGATTTTCCAGAAGGGGTAACGGCTCAAATGATATCCCTTCACGGAGTTGATGATCCTCGCACCGTTTCATAAATGCGGCCGTCTCTTCTTCGCTAAAATACCTTATATTGCCTTCCGGAGACATTTCACAGATGTCTCCATTTTTGTTTCTGTAGAGTTTTGCATAGGTAATTTTTAAATCTTCCATTTTATCACGCTTCCTTGTGGTTGTTATTTCGCTCTAGCTATTGAATTCAGGCAAAAGATTTCCTATAATTTGTTTAAGCCGTAAAGGCAATTGAAAGGAGCGTGGTCGAATTGACCAAACTTTTGAGATTGCCGGTTCCCGATGAAAGCTGATGCTATGGCTACATAGTGCGGAACCAAAACCGCCTAAGTGAAGCGACTGCCAAGAAACATATAGTGGTTTTATATGTGAATAAAGATGAAAGAGGGGAGCCGAACTGATACAGCTCAGTATAAATAGGGGGCGACCACCGTTAAACAATACGAGAAAAACTGATCTGTCTGGTAAAGTTCAGTAATGTATCTCGGTTGCCAAAAAACTAAGTGTTAACGGCATCTTATTCTAGCAACAGTTTCGGGTAAACAAATTTGGGGATAGCTGTCTGCGAAACCACCGCAGGCGGCTTTTCTTTTGCCTGAATTCAATAGCTAAAGCTGGTTCATGGGTTATCCCGCTTCCTTTTCGCCACAGATATTCACGTTTTAGTGATAGTGCTTTTATTTAACTGTTTGTTGCCTCTTCGCCGTATATTTGCTTGCACTGTTGTTTGCGCGAGATCGGCGTTGTATTTAAGACGTTTATTTTCATCAAGTTCCCCTGTGGATCCGCGTTTGAGTTCTTCGTAAACAGCAGCAACACTTCTTTGGATTTTTGAGGCAATATCTACTACTCTGTTTCCATCATTGTATAGCGATTCTATTTCGCGACGTTGGTCAAATGTCAAATATGAGTATTTTCCCATTTTTAAGGCCCCTTCCTTTGTTAAGATTAAAAAAATAAAGCAGAAAAATCGTTTTGATTTCCTCTGCTTTTAATATTACTCTCTCCACTCGAAAAAGTCAAGAGTAAAAGCAGAAAAAATTAAAATGTTTTTTTAGAAGGCTTCAAGCGGATTCGGCGACGTACCTTTCAAAGAGCGAACCCGACGTTTCAAAGCCTAAAATCTCACGAGGATAATTATTGATCCATGATTCTATGCGGTGAATATATGCGGCGGTTACTTTCCGGAAGTCTGTTCCTTTCGGTAAGAATCGCCGTATCATTTTGTTTATATTCTCATTTGTTCCCCGCTCGTATGCGCTGTATGGGTGGCAATAATAAGCTTTCGTGCGCTTCCGGTCTTTGCCATAAACGGATCGTTCTATTCCGGCACAATCCGAAAATTCCGAACCGTTGTCAAACGTAATGCTTTTGAATATCTTTGAAAACCGCTTCCCGTAACGACGTTCTAATTTGTTCAGCGCCGCCACAACACTGGCGGAAGTCTGATCCGGTATTTTCATAATGATTTCTTCGCGCGTCAACCGTTCAGAAAGAACAAACAAGGTTTCCTTTGTCTTTTTCTTGCCGCACACACAATCGCCTTCCCAATGTCCGAACGTCTTTCTTTCGTTAATCTCTGGATTGCGTCTCTCTATACTTTCGCCCGCCGACGCACGGGCGGCTTTTTTGCGTTCTATTTTTCCGTACTTCCTTTTCCGTGCCCCGCATTCCGGTAAGCTCTTGCGGCTGATCCCATAAAATATTCCCTTATCGATGTAGTTATAAATCGTCTTTTCGCTGATTTGTGTTTTGAATTTCAGCCCCATCCGCTTGATTTCTCCGATGACAGCTGCCGGGGAATATCTTTCTTCGCCGATCTTTTTTTCAATAAAAGCAGCTAATTCGTAATCGCTGCCGATCTTCAATTCCCCGCCTTTGTCTTTAAGATTTTCTTCATAGCGTTGTTGGGCGATTTCCGGCGAATAGCATTCTTCCATTGTCAAGTCGGAATTCAAATGCGTATAGGTTCCGCGCTTTAATTCTCTGTATATCGTTGTATTATGGACGTGCAAGCGGTCGGCAATTTTACAAGGCTTCAAGCCCTCTTTCAGTGCTTTCTCGATTTTAAGGCGATCCGTCCACGTCAAATGCTTGTGCATTCTCGTTTTCCCCTTCCTACGAAATAAAAAAGGGCGGCATATCCTGCCGCCCTCCGTTGCTTCGCTTATTCTGCCAAGAACTGTTCAATCGCTTTCTTGATAACTTGCGCTTGCGCCGTCCCTGTTACGGCGCACTTTTCCTTGAAGGCTTCTGCCATCTCTTTCGGAATGCGCACGATAATAGAACCATATACGCGATTATTATAGCGGTTCTTCACCGCCGAAGAAGTTTTTGTTTTTCTTTTTTCCGCCATCGTCCTCACCTTTAAAACAATTCTTCCGCTTCGACGTAGGCACGCAATTCCTTTTCATCGTTGCAAATATCCTTCGGAACCTTGTATTCCACGGATAGTCCGCCAATCGTACAGGAAAGCACCCAGCATTCGCGCCGCTCTGTGATCGTGTATTCTTTGTTTCTCTTACGAATAACCATATTCCGCCCCTTTCCGCCCGCTCCGTTGACAATCACGGGCAAATTATATTATAATAGGGCTTACGGGAAGGGCGGTTTCCCGCCCGTTCCCTGCCTATGAAAGCTATTTGCTTTCTTTGGGATTTGAAGCCTTGTCGGATTTTTGTTTCTTCAAAGTGATTTTGATAACAACGCTTTCCACCGCTTCGTTATTCTCAATCGCTTTTGAAAGCTCCTGCAAGGCTTTTCCTATGTCCTGCGCCATTCTCTTCACCTCCTTTCGATATTTTAATTATATCATACTTATTGCAGTATGTCAATGGATTTTGTAAATAAACAAGAAAAAATAAGCCGGCGGGAATTCCCCCCACCGCCTTCATTCGTTGTCTAAAAGCCAATCAACAGAAATGCCCAACGCTTTAGCAAATACTTTTAACTCAAAATCTGAAACAAATCGCGTTCCAATCTCTATTCGACTTATGCTATCTCGTTCCAAATTGGCACCCATTGTTTGGATTTTTGCCGCTAAATCTTCTTGACGCAGTCGTTGAATAACCCGTACTTCTCGTAATCTTTCCCCACAAATATTCTTTTTACCGTTATAGTCATATATTTTCATTGTGCCATATTCCTTCTTTATTCTTATTATTAGCGAATAATGTGCCAATATTCCGCTTTATTCTTGATTTTACAGTGTGAACCATGTATAATTGTGTTAAAGATCAGAATTAAGTATTCTAATCAATTTCAGTGTTATAATTAGGAGGAATCGGAAATATGAAATGCCAAAATTGCGGTGCAAACGTTGAAAACGCGCAGGTGTGTCCTAATTGCGGAACCATATTACAAGCTGGGAATTCTACTTCTCAGCAAATACCTACCATCATCATCAACAATGTGAACAAAAATGAAAACACTAATATTAATGCCGGATACAGCGGTAATGGTATTAGTCATAAGAGTAAAATGGTCGCTTTAATTTTAGCGATCTTTTTAGGCTACCTTGGCATTCACCGTTTTTACGTTGGGAAAGTAGGAAGTGGGATTATATGGTTTTTGACTGGCGGTTTATTTGTGTTCGGTTGGATTTATGATATCGCGAAGATCGCTTCCGGCACTTTTACCGATGGTGCTGGGTGTGTAATCAGAAAATAAAAAATCCCCCGACTCAACCCATCTCGGATAAAGCGGGGGAACTTATTGACAATATAAAAAAGAAGCGGTTACAATAAAAGCGTAAGGCGCTACCTTTGAGACGGTTAGCCCCTCTTTAAAGCGATAGAAGTAACTGCTAAGTTGGGAACTGGGCGGTTACTTCTTTTTTATTGCCAAAACAAGGCTTATAATGCCGATAACGAATGACGTTGTAAAAATAAGTGTATATTTTTTCACAAATGGCATAAAATAGAGGTAGGCGATATGTGTTCGAGATAGCTATTGACTTTTAGTCAACCTCGTGGTAACCTATTGCTAGTGATCGTATTGTAGTAACCTGCGGGCCTACAATTCATTGGAGCCTCTGCTTTTGCGGGGGCTCTTTTGTTTTTCAGAATTGCGCATTTAACCGCTTTTTTCGGGTTTATTTTAAATTATGCAAGTCAAAATGCAAGTCAAAACATAAAATAAACAGCCCTCCCCACCGAAAACGGTAAAGAGGGCGGAGTTATATAATGAAAAAGAGAGCCAGATTACTCCGGCTCTCTCAAGTGTGCATCCGAAAACACACACCCCAATTACTGATATTATTATACATCAAACGGACAATATGTTCAAGCCTGGATTTATACCCCATTTTACGTGACATGAATCCCCGCAGCAGAAATTAACAGCACAAAAAAGGCTGTTTTTGAGATCTTCTAATGGATATAAGCGTTTAATGCCACAAAAGAGACCATAATTAATAATATAAGCCCCCAGGAAAATTCCAGGGGGCTGTCTTTCTATTATTCGCTTTTCTTAGGCTCGGTATAAGAAAGCGCCTGGCTGGAATCGCTTAGACCGCTTGTGGTGGGGTCGTTTAACAGGTTCCATACAGATACCAGAACCGACACCACGATTACAGGGCTCTGGACGGCCTGTAAGAGCACGTTCCCCACAGCCTGCCAGCTTGTCATGTCTTCCCAATTGAAGCCCAGACAAGCCAGCATGGGCAGAAAAATGGACACTGCCAGGTTGAACCAGAACACAGGGTTTTTAAACCGTACCTTCCAGTTGATTTTCATTTCAGTTCCTCCTTATTATACAGGCAGTCCGAATTTGATTAAGATATATCCGACGCAGGCTGTAATAACCAAAAGGAGAATCTTATCCACAATCTTGTCCCAGCGTTTTCCGGATTTCTCCTTAAACTCCGCGATGGATAAAAGAGCCTTGTTAATATCCGCCTGCATGTCGTTGAGCTTGTCCAGGATCTTGCTGTACTGCTCGTCCCGTTTTGCGTCTGATTTTTCCAGAGCTGTGATCCTGGTGTAAAGCTCCGAGTGGGTTTCTCTGGATTGCTGGCGGTATTCCGCGATCTGCTTTTCCAGCATCTCCGCTTTTGCCAGCCCTAGGCAGTCCCGGGAGGGATCCGCAACGCACTTTTCCGGCGCCATGATAATCCCTCCTTACTCGATTACAATCTGAAGCTTTCCGATGGCGTTTCCGAAAGCGCCCGCGTAGCCGTCCTGGCCGTTTCCGGTTTCATTGTCATACTGCCAGGGATAATAGCTTCCGCCCACAGGAGCGACCCGGTATTTGGCTTTCTTATACGGCCTGATGCTGTCCGGGGTGTAATAATACACTTCAACAGCGTCAATCTCCAAACCGTTTCCCGCGTAGCCGTTTACAGCGTCGTTGATGTTGCAGCCGGTCACATAGGGAAGCCAGCTGCCGCCCTTAATATGTACCCGGTACTTTACGGAACCAGCGGAAACACGAACAGCGACATCAGTGACGGCTCCGGTAAATCCCGCGTAATCCTCAAGGTTTTTCACCTCGGGAAGCCAGCCGTCCGCCTTGGTTCTTACCCGGTAGTATACATCTGCCGTTTTCGCCGGCTCGGGCGCGGGTGCTGGAGTGGGTTTATCAAAACCATTAAGGCCCTTCTCCTTGATGGCCTTAGGATAATCCTGATAGCACTCATTCATATCCACGCCGCCCTGGATTCCGGGAACGTTGCCGGAGCTGGTGTACTGCCACATGCCATATTGGCCGGAGTACTGGCACTCAGTAAAATACTGGGCAGCCCAGACATCATAGGAAAGCTGGTCAGGATAGAACTTGCCGTCCAGCCAGCTGAGGGAGGCATAAACGCCCACATAATACCCAGCCTTTTCAACCTCAGAGCAGAAAGCTTTAATTACATTGGTCAACGCCTGCCGGGAAAGCGTGCCCATCGTCCCATTGTCCTCTACGTCGTAATAGACGGGATATTCGAATTGCTTGCCCTTGATGGTGTCCAGGAAGAACTTAGCCTCCTGGCGCGCCTCAGCCTCGGAAACCGCATAGCCGTAGTGGTAAGCGCCTACTGGGATCCCGGCGGCTTTGGCTCCCTTGTAATTGTTTTCAAACTGATTGTCCACCTGAGAAGGATCCGGAGAACCGAAAGAGGAACGGAGAATGGCGAATTTTACATCGCTGTTTTTTACTTGGTTCCAATCGATTTTCCCCTGCCAGGTAGATACATCAATGCCAATGATTTTCATTTTGCTTCCTCCTTGTTTTCTAAAGCGGATAAACGCCGCTCTAAATTCTCAATTTGCTTTTGCTGCTTCTGCACCATGCAGATTAAAGGGGCAATAAATTCGCTGTAACGCAAAGCGTATACATATTCGCCCTCTACGGTTCGGGTTTTCAACTCTTTCCGTGTTACAGTTTTTTCCGCTCCGGTTTCCTCGTCTGTGACAGTCTCGGGAACATCTTCATAATAATCCTCGGTTTTTGGGGATTTGATGAATCCGGCGAAATCCAAATCCGACATTCCGATCTGTGGAAGGAGCTCCTCGATATCCTGAGAGATCAACCCCCAGTGGGTTCTGCCGCTGGTGCCGTCGTTGAATTTAAAGGTGCTGGGTTTCAATCCCATAATGAGCTTTTCAGCCTGTTCCGGATCAATATCGGCAATTGTATTTTTCTCGTTTCGGTCAGAGGTGTTTATGGAACCTGTTTTGGCATAAACAACCGCCCACCTGTGAGAACCGTTTCCTAAATTAAGCGATCCGTCGCCCGCTTCCCTGAATACGCCTCCCTGTAAAACAACGCTGACAGCGGCGTTAGTGTCTACGCCTAATTGCAATGAAGTACCGTTTCCGTAAATTTGAGGGTATTGCGTTCCGGTGAGCTGAAGTCTGTTATTTATTGTAACATTGCCGCCATTGGATCCAATTACTTGTCTCCACGCCCCCCACACATCGCCGTAAGCCTGCCAGGTGCGCCAATACATCTTCGAACCGGTATAATTACAGAATACCTGTATTGAATTATCTTTCCAGTTAGCCATATATACAGTCATAATAAAAGCTTCTTTTGTTGGCATATTAGTGTTGTTTGTAACTTCCGCGTTAGAGGACTGCACATAGATGCCCGGATTTTTCAGGTTATTAAAATTAGTTCCGTTTTCAACTGTGGTGGTTTGAGCGAAAACATCTCCTGAGGTTATGTTGATATCGCTCGACAATGCTCTGCCGTTCACCTTGCGGGAGGTTGGCACCGCTCCTACATCAGAGGCGGTCAAAGAAATATTGGACGATAACGCCTTACCGTTCACGGTTCGCGTGGTGGGAACTGCTCCCACATCAGAGGCAGACGGCATTTGAGCCAGTTTGCCGGAGCTGTTTAGGGTTGCAAGGCCGTTAGGCTGCCCTTTGCTTGCTTCCAACGCGTCCAGATCGGCTTGGAGAGAAGCCACGTCAATGTCCTTTAACTGGTTATAGATTTCTTCCGCGTTTTCCCCCTGGGTTTTAGCGTAGTCGCCTTGAGTTTTCGCATAGGCCGCCTGCGTCTGGGCCGCCTGTGCCTGTGAATTTGCGGATTCCGCTGCTGAAGTTGCGGCGTCGGCTGCGGTATTAGCAGACTGTGCCGCAGTATTTGCTGCCTGAGCCGCCGTGTTCGCTGACTGAGCTGCTTCATTGGCCTTGTCTGCGGCTTCACTGGCGATTCCTGTGGCGTTGTTCGCTTCGTTGAGAGCTTCCGCCAGCCTGGAAAATTCGTCTGTGCTCTCGATCGCGCCGTCATAATTGCTCTTGATAATGCGCAGAGGGGGAAGGGTTACCTTTAAGGTATGGTTGTCTGTGTCAATGATTTGAAGCTCGCACAGTTTGGTAAGGCCGGATACCGCCATCATTTGAAGGGTGAGGGTTACGGTCGCTTGGTTTCCTTCTACATCGCAGGAATTATAGATCATGGTATTGTCCGGCTTCTGTATGTACACGGATACCGTTTTCCCGGTTAAATCAAGAGGAGAACCATTATCATAGAGATAAATTCTTAACTCTCTGCCGTCCGCTTCCTCCTGAATTACCCGGATTTCTCCAAGGGGCTGCTGCCATGTGCTGTCAATCTCTATTTCTTTGTAGACCATAACTTACCTCCCTAAATATGTAATTGTTTGACCACCAATTGTGACTGTTTTCCATACAGCCGCTTGCCCATTTATAAAAATATTATCTCCCCTAATCTGTAGTGAATCAGCTTCCAGTACGCTTCTATCGTCCGATGAAATCCAGGCGAAAGCTTCATCTTTAAGGAGAAATTCGTCTGAAGCGACGTATCTTTTTTTGTCACTTGAGATCCAAGCAAAAGAAGCGCTATCGTCTCCAGTGCCGTTATAATCAGGATAGTGGAGACGATAGGCTCCTGATTTTATGACGGTTTCGCTGCCTACAGAGCTGAAGAAGCTGCCACGATGTTTCCCATCATAATAAAAGGTTATACCAGCGGGATCGATTACAATCTTTCCAGTTTTTCCATCAGCCCAAATCCATTCGCTTGTATAAGTGCCTGTTAAATTGCAGTCGCCCGTATCAAGATTAATGGTGCATTTCCCATTTATGCTTGAAAGCGTTCCGGATTTTATGATATCTGCGATTAGAGTTCCTACTAAGATCATGCTGGCGTTGATTTTCCCGTCCATCGTGATGGCGATATCGTCATAAGGACCGTTGAAGCCACTATGGGAATGGCCAAAGCCGCCCTCTGTCATTCTCCAGACATTAACAGCGGTTTCGGTGTTGTCTGTGTCCATGATTGCCCAGCCGTTAGGTTTTCCGGTTTCCGGATCCTTTGTTTCAATGTAGTGGCCCCCCAGAAGACCAGTGATCAGTTCTGTGGCCACATCAATCGCTGCCTGTCTGATCTGATTAAAGGTCGAGGTAGGCTTTTCCATTTGGGTCTGAATGGATTTCACGGAATTTTGAATACTGGGAGCCACAGTAGACAAAGTAACTTCATTTTTTTCCGGATATTTGGGATAGCGCTTGATTCCGGCAACAGTGTGGGTAATCTGCCGATTCCGCCTGCGATCCAAAAGAACTACATTCTGGTAAAGCTTGAATTCCAGAAACGAATAAATATTGTCGTTTTTTCCTTCCTGATTCTCTCTTGCCCTGGCCAGGTCCATGATGCCGCAGGTATAAGACTGCTGCGGAACCGCCATACTCTTCAAGCGCTTTTTTGCGTCAGCCAGCAGGTTTTCCGCTATTGTGTACCGCTCGTCTTTCCAGTAAACGGATATGACTTTATCGCTGTAGGAGAAATCCTCCACATAATCCTTCCCGCCGTTAATATCGGCAAAGGTTAAGCTGTCTTTTCCTTTCGCGTACAGCCTAGTAGCGAAACCGCTGCTCTTACCCTTGAAGTTAACGCTTTTCAAATTCAGCTCGTCCGTGAGGAATACCCCGGAAATTTCCTCGCTGTCCGGATTGTAGATATGAATCACACGGGCATTATTGTCAAAATGGAACACTACATTGTAGATATCCGGGCAGGCGTCGATAACGTCTAATGGAGTAGCAGCTTCCAGTTCGATCGTACGGCGCTGATTAAAATAGGCGTGATCCTGGACGGCCCAGCCGTCTGGCAGCGCCTTGGATATGGTGTTAACCACAGTATCGCTGCCGTTTGTGTAATTCAGGAACATATCCCTTGAGAGCTCGTCAAGGTCAAGCTCGGCCTTAATGTTTACCGTGGTTTGTCCCTCGTCGATCGCCTTGATAAGATATCTTTGTTTTGTTTCTGTGTCGATCAGAGGGGTTTCCTCAAAAAGATATTGATAGCCGGGGTGATCCAAAGGGAGAGTGAATCCCGCAGCGTCCTTGCCGCCGTATACCTCTTGGATATAATAGTCGTCAAAGTTCAAAGGGATTTGCTCCCCGTTGTTTGAAATAGTAAGCATAGGCTGCTCCTTACACATAAGATGGATAGTATTGGACGGTGACCGGGTCAATACATGAAATGGTATTATCGCCCGGGACCAGATATGGAAAGTCAATGATATCGCACCGCTGGGCCGCCGGGCCTCCATTGATCAGGATCCGCTTTGTGATACCGTCAATAACAATCTGATCGCCTTGGTGAACATTGGTAAAGGTGATCCCATCTACCACATATTTTTCAGCATCAGCAGACGGAGAAGCGGAAAGGATACAATCCATCTTTGGCAGCGTGCCCTGAGCCTGAAGGCTGCCGTTTGAAACAGCTTTGACCATTTTGTCGTGCTGAATCCCCAGAAAGACATAAGAGCAGGACAGAATAGACGGCGTAATCTGCTGGGGCGCGCCGATAGATTGGAGAATAGAGGTGTAATAAAACCCATCGGGAAGATAAAGCTCTACCTTGCCGCTGAGACATAAAGCGTCAAGAGCCGAAAGGTTTCTTTTGGTTTCCCGCGGGGAACTGCCGTATAAATCAAAAGGGAGCGTGATAGTTTTTAGCCCGATCCTGCTCCCTAAGGAAATAAAGGCGTTTCCGTCCCGAGGCTTGTAATAATCGGCGGTTACGGCAGAGCCGGAAACAGTATAATTTGCCCTCAGCTTCCCGCCGAATTGACTGAGGGGAATGTGGTTAATGTACAATGTTATCCCTCCCATGCAAGCTGTTCTCCCATAAACGGGGCGGTGGCTCTGGCAACCTCACGGCCCTCTAGGTCCACATGGATTTCAGCCACATACTTTCCTTGGGGCGCGGCGGAATCCGTTCCGCTGTTATAGCTTGAATCCCGAAGCGCCGCGTAATTACCGGACGCGGAAAGGGAAGCGGACATTCTGTAGGATTCCGTAGCGACAGCGGCTTTCATTTTCTGCACCATTCCCGATACGTCCAGTTTGGAAAGGCCAAATTTATCTAGGAAAGAATACTTACCCGATTGATCGGAAATTGCGCCTATTGTGTCGGTGACCATGTCTTTCGCCGCTGCCGCGGCTTCCTTGGCGTTCTTTTCAATACCGAGCGCATAGCCTTCGGCGTTATCTTTGCCCAGCTTAATGGTTTCTTTGGCTGGGGAATGGCTGTCCTGTGCCGTTTGCTGACCAGCCATTGCCTGCTTGGCGATATTGTAGCCAGCCGTGAAAGCGGCCTGAAACCCAGATTCCACACCGCCAACAAAACCGTCAGCGCTGTTCTTTCCATTAGAATAGGAGCTTTCGCCTTCTGGGTCTGCGGATTCCTCGCCTTCCAGAACAATTTCACCCAGCCGTTCACCCTTTGTAAAAATTACGTTTCCTTGGTCGTCTAAGCCGATTCCTAAAGCGTCTAGGGCTTTCTTGCCTTTTTCGTTCATATCGTCAGGCAGGCTGTCTAAGGCAAGAATCAGATTTCTGGCAAGTTCCTCTTGTTCTTCCGTGAGGTCTTCGCCAGCGGCTTTAGTATCTATAATCCTTTGCAGCCAGCCGCCGGCCTGTTTTAATGTGGCTTCATCAAAACCCTCCAAGTAACTTCTTTCTATTTCGGCTAATCTTGCATTATGGTCCTCTGTTGCCTGTTCAATTTCATCTTGCTTTAGACTTCTAAAATAAGTCATTTGATCGTAGGATAAAGACTCATCTTTTTCTATAGCAAGAATCTCATCGTTCAGTTCTTTGATCCTGTTGTTATGGCGTTGCTCCTCTTCTTCTATTTGTCCTTTTAACTCTTTATTTCGATCTACAAAATCTTGATAAAATTCGGAACGCTGTGAATATCCTTCTGCCTCAATCCCTAAAATATCGGCGTATTTTTGTTCAGCATTATCCACGGCGATTTGATAATCAGCCAAGGCGGCTGCATTTGCCTGTTCTAACCATTCCTCGGTGTATTCTTCTTTCTGACCGAGCAACGACTTGTTCAGTGCAACTTGATTGGAGTATTGCTCATAAGCCTTTTCCTTTACCGCTTCTGTTTCTTCGCTGGCTGCCTTGATAATTCTGGCGGACATATCCTCGTATTCTTCTGCGGTTAAATTTGATGCTTCTGATAACGCTTTAGCTTGATCTAATACCACATCTTGCCGTCCTTGATAAAATTCAAGTTCCTGCTTAGATAAATCACGCATTTTTTGGAAAAGCTCATCCAAACGCTGAACTTCACTATCAGTTAATTCTCGTCTCTCTTCAGAAGCAAGACGGGCTATTTCAGATATTTCAGTTTGGACAGCGTCCATTTCATCGGTTAGATTTTGCTGTTCCTCCTGAGACATTAGGATAGAATCATTAAAGCCTTCCATAGAGCTTTTGGCATTATCAACCTTTTCGTTCCACTGTTCGATGCCGTCCGCAATATGTCCGATAGATTCTGCCATGCGCTCGTTAGCTTCTGCCAAAAGATCGGTGTCCTCTGTGCCATTACTTAACGCGACGCATAAAAGTCCGATTCCGGCGGCTAGGGCGGCTACAAGTCCGATTGCCACCCCGATAGGATTGGCGTTCATAGCGGTGTTCCAGAGCCATTGGGCGGCTGTAACAAGGTTGATTTTTCCGGTTAAAGTGCCCACAACAACCTCTTTTGCGGTTAAAGCCGCGGCAGATGCAGAAGTGGCCACAGCGGCGGCGCCTTCCTGAGCAATAAAGAGCGATAACTGTAAAGCCGCTGTTTGAAACGAAGCTTTCAAACTGTTAATTGCGGTGGCCGCCGTTTTTGCGATACTGAACGCCTTTATACCCGCAACAGCTGAAGTGACAAGAGGCAAGATGATTTTTATATTTTTGCCAAGAAAATCAACGGCTTTCGCCAGGGGAGGAAGTATCGTTTTTGCGAGATTGGTTACCACTTTCCCCAGATCCTTCAAAATATTAGATACTGTGTTAATGGCGTTCCGCAGTCCGCCGCTTTCAAAGGAACGCTTTAAAATATTTACGGTTTCTTTTACCGGCTTTTGGATCTCGCTGGGTAAGAGCTTTATCAGGCCGTCCACTAAAGCGCCGACAATTTGTTTTGCTGCTTGGATCAGCTGGGGCGCGTTATCTCCAATCCCTTTTATAAACGACTGGATAAATCCTACAGCCAGATCAACAACGCCCGGCGCCGCTTGCGCAAGCTTGGTGCAGGCGTCAGCCAGAATAGAGCCAAAAGCCGTAACAACGCCCTCTACACCGTTGCTTGTAAAGGCGCTTTGCAGCTCCTCCAGCCAGCCATTGACCGTGGGAAGAACCGAATCCTTTAAGGTGTTGGTAACGCCCTGGGTTAGTTCCCCGATAAAGGACATAGCGTTGTCCTTCAGCGTGGACATCTGCCCGTTAAAGGTTTGGCTCTGTGCCTCCATTGCCTGGTAAAACTGGCCGCCCTCGCTGGTAGCATGCTTGAAGGCTTCCGCAACTTCCTCCGCTGATACCCCGCCGGCGGACATGCGTTCTTTTAACTCCGCCATGCTCTCGCCGGTCATTTTGCTGATCTCATTTAAAGGATTGAAGCCCGCGTTGACAAACTGCAGTAAATCCTGCCCGGACAGCTTGCCGGCGCTTCCAACCTGGGCAAACGCCAGGGTTAAGCTGTCAAACCGCTCTTTATTCCCCTGAGATACGTCCCCGAGCATTTGAAGGGTGGGGAGAAGATCTTCCGCAGAGGTTCCAAAAGCTAAAAGGGTTTGAGAAGCTTTTGCCAAATCTGAGGTTTCAAATGGGGTTTTGGCCCCCATTTCTTTCAGATTGTTAACCAGCTTTGTGGCTTCTTCCGCGCTGCCAAGCATCGTGCCAAAGGAAGTAATATATTGTTCCATTTGGGAATTGTACTTAACACCGGAAAGAACAGCGGCGCCAAACGCACCGCTTACCGCTCCAATCGCGGAGGCTGTTACTTTCAGCCCAGCTTTCGCAATGCTCCCCAGCTTTTCAATTCCAGACTTAAAACCGGAGCTGTCAACCCTGGTATCAAATTTTAAAGAGCCATCATAAGCCATAATCTCACCCTTTCCTGTGAGGTCATCGGCTCATAATGGCACTACTTGACCTGCCTTCCGTTTTTTACTTTTATTTCAAATATCTGTTTGCAGTTTTTTCCCTTGCATTTAATAAAAATGCCCTTACAGTCAGCCGTCTGGCTTAACCGCAAAGGCATTTCATACCCACAATAAGGGCATTTTACTTTTCCAATATGGTCACCACCTAATTTTGGGTATAAAAAAGCACGCCCAAAAGCGTGCTTATGCTTATATTATTTTCTACGATAGGTTTGCGAGTTGCTGCCAAAAAAGTTTGGATCAGCATCAACAGATTGTATTTTAATCTCATCTGGATTAGTAGGATCAAATGTCAAAATCATATCCGACCAGGATTTTTCACCATCAATTGCATTTATTGTCATATCTTTCATAGAATATTGATTGGTCTCATCCGTTGCTTTAATTTCTGACCATTTTGTATCTCCTGTTCTGAAACCAGCATCTTTGGCTACGTCGGTTAAGCTGGTTATTTTTCCAACATAGGAATCATCATCTGTTTTTTCAATTTTTATAATCGCACCGTAAAGAGGGGAACTCGCGTCTGCTCTTTCCCACTCCCCTTCAATTGACCTGGCAGAAGATTGGCACCCTACAAAACAGATAATAGCCAAAACAACCGCCAAAACCCCACAAAGCACCCTTTTCATTGCAATTCCTCCTTTTCCACATTATACCATGTCCTGCTTGGAGATCGCAAGAGAGAAGGAAAATATATTAAAGCACCTTACTGACGTCTCCGCCGTTCAAGAGGGCCTGCTCGATAGCGTTCAGCTTTTCCCGTTCAGGTTGGGGGAGAGGAATCGCAAACTGCTTTTTCATTTTCCGGTAAAACTGCTTTTGCTCATTGCTCATTTTCGACGTGATGTCAATGCTTCGGTAACCCATGATTTCCACAATCCTGGAATCTGATTTCAGCCCCAGGAACATGGCTTTGAATTTCCACCAGTGAAGATAAGGAATATCCTGCAAATCTACGCCGTACTGTTCCAGAAAGGCCGCGAAAATGTATTCGTCGTCATAGGAATAGGAATAAATCTGCGCCCCCTTCCCGGCGCTTACAGCGCAGTTTTCTTCCTTTCCGGCCCGATAGAACCACAGCATTTTGTCAATGGCTTCCTCTATAGGCGCCGGCGGCTTAAAGCTGTTTTTTGAACCGCCCGTGTCATAATAAAGGCTCAGGGCCTTTACTGTTTTGTCCAGCTCGGAAAGGGAGGAATCCTCCATCATCATTTCAAAACGGACAGAGGCGCGGAAATCCGAATTGATCGGGACCTCCGCGCCGCCGATGGTTACCGTTTTGGGAGCCGGGTCTGTCAGGATATTCATTTCTTTGCCCGGCGCTGGGCGCGGTTTCCGGAATACTTAGCCGTGACAGCTTTCGCCATAGTTTCAAGCTCAGCCTTTTCCGCGTTAATACCGTCCACCAACTCCTGAAACGCGTTCATTGCGACTTTTAGATTCACCACGCCGTCAAAAATTTTGACCGCGGTTCCCGCACCCCAAAGCCTGTCAAACGCAGCGGCCACAGCTTCACAAATTTTCCTTACAAAACCCGCCCAGGTGTTTTCCGGAGAATTTGCGTCAATGGAAGCGATTTTTTGAAAGGTTTCTTCCATCACTCTTTGAATGAGATCCGCCTTATCAGCGTCAAAGATATCATAGTCCAGCTCTTTTCCGTTTACGGTAAACATCGGCTGTGTCCTCCTTCTTATCACACGGATTCAGCGGCGCCTGCTTCGGTGAAGGTTTTTGTAGTGGTGTTAAATTCACCGTCTACAAAGGTTCCCACGTTGTTCAGGTTGCCGGTGACCTTGATGGTCTCGCCGCCAGCGCCGGCACAGCTTGCCACCTCTACGGCTACCCTGAATTTTCTGGCCTTAAAGGTGTTTTCCTTAGAAGCTACCGGCTCGAACAATTCAACCCGAATATAATCGCGCTCCGCATCGGCGCCGGTCAGCTCGTCCCGTCCGATCTTGTAAAGTTCCATGACCGCTTCCTCAGATTTGATCAGATCGGTGTCAAAGGGGAACTGGGGCTGATAGCCCTTCACAATGCTGGACGCGGCCTTGTCGTTGATATACGCCTTGGTGTCCAGCTGGGCGGCGGGGTTCTCGTCCAGGGTATTGAAGCCCGCACCCATCAGCGCGTAGGTTGTATCGCTGTCCCCGGGAATGCCTAAATAGTCCGCGATTTGGAACCGCATAATGGTTTCATTTGCCATAATTATACCTCCTGAAAGTATTGAAGCCTGCACTGGATTTGATATTTTCCAGTGTCAGGCCCGGTTGTGAATAGATAGCCCGTGCTTTGGGCTTCGATTTTTTGCGGGATTTTTCCTTCCGGCAGGCTCGGAAAATTGCCGGTTCTGGTCTGGGCTTCCAGCCATGCCGCCAGATTCTCATAAAATCCGCTGTTGGCAAGGTTCTGCAAAACGTCCGGTCCATAATCATTGACGGACCGGATCACAAACAGGTATTGCCGCACGCTGCTTCCGCCAATATACTGCTTTACGATCTCCGTGGCCGGGGTGGTATCGATGGAATATTCCACCTCTGGGCCTTCCGGCAGATAATCTACATTGATCGCGCTGTCTCCCATCAACGGACAGGTCAGGAAATAATCCCGCAGAGATTGAATAATAGTGTCAGCCATGCTATTTGCCTCCTGAAATCTTTTTTGCGCCCCGCAGGATTTCGTCCTTGTGGTCGATCTTCATGCGTTCGAACCACTTCGCGCCTCTCTGTGAGTCATAGGGACGGCTGACCGAAGTCCTGTAATACTGAGCGGCGGCGTAGGGGGCGATGTAATTGACTTCACCGGAGCCAACATCGGTTCCCAGTATGCCAGATTTATCCAGCATACCAGTCTGAAAAGGAACATAGGGGGAGGAAAGGCGTAAAACCTCGCTGTCTACAAACCTTTGGGTTTGGTTGAACTGGTCGCTTCTTTCAGCGCTGAAATTTTTATTCCATTCCAGCCTCGCTATGATTTTTCCGTTTTTGCCGGTTGTGGTGAAAACCGCGCCTTTGGGTGTTTCGATTTTAAAGCCTCCAGCCATCGTTATTTCCCCTCGATTCTCCAGTGCCGCATCATGGGAGTACCCCTTCGGTTGTCCCTTACCGCGGTTACCACAAAGCACTCATATTTTCCGGTTAATTGGGAAGGGCCTGTGATTTGGTCTGTCACAAGCCCTTTTACCACAAGATCGCCGTTTGATATAACAATTGCTTCCTCGGTGGGAATCCGCACGATATAGGAATCCGCCGTATTCAGTCCGGTATCCCCTACAGAAACGGCCTGCTTTCCGTACCAGTTAACGCCAGGATACTGCCTGGAAGTCCACTCCTTCAGCCGGGTTTCCTTGTTGTAGGTTTCATGGTAGATGGTGATATCCGCGTTGGTTATCATGGCATCACCTCACACAAAGGACCAGCCGGAAAACACCAGCAGGTTGACAGGGAAGGAGAGGTGACGCTTCATAACCGACAAAACGCCGGCGTTGGCTTCTGTCTGGCCGGAAAAGGAAACGCTGTATCCGTCCACGTTTTCAGACTGAATCCCGGAGGCCGCCCCTTGAAGCGTCGGTATGATATCCGCCAAATCACACTCGCACGCCGAGAGCTGCGGCCCCATTGTTTCCGCTGAGGCCGCTTGTCCCATCGTGTAATAATCAATGAGCTCAGACGCTTTTTGCGCGTTTGCCTGATACTCGCTTTCCGGAAGCTTTCCGCCCCGCTGCTGGTACTGCTGATACGTTGAGTACATTCGGGGACACCTCACTTCAACCGCCCGGAGAGGTTACCACCTTACGCACACGGGCCAGAGTGGCGTTGGTCACCTTATACCCGGTATTCATTTCCACCTGGGCCAGGGAACCAGCAAAGCGCTCGGAATCAATCACTCTGGCTACCTCAAAGTTGCTGATCACGGACAGGGCCTCGTGATAGTACATGACATACTGCACCGTGGACATATCAACCGTTTTCTGCGCGCCGGTGCTGTCATAATACTTAATAGAGCCTTGGGCGCCGTTGGCTTCCACAAAGGTCATCCCCAGCCACTGCCCCACATTTCCGGTGCTGGCGATCCGGTCATTCATGACCGGAGTGAAGTCTTTGCCGGCGGCAAGCAAGACCTGGCTGTAGAAAGCCGGGGTGCACATGACTACGTTAGCCCGGCCCTTATCCTCCACGATTTCCTGGCGTGTGGCGATGATATCCTCCTTAACGTCGGTAATCGCCGTGGTCAGTGTGGCGGCGGTTCCCTCCTGGGCTAAGCAGGCAAGGCCGCACTGCATCCAGCCTTCGCGGATTTCCTGAGTTGCGGTCGAGAGGGCTTCTTCAGCCACGCTGAACTCTACGGCGGGCG